TTAAATTCTGAAATAGGATAAGTACCAGCCATAATTATTCTTTTGATTTAGTTTTAAGTGATGATTTTGTAATAAGTTGGAAGTTAGATTTATTTTCTTCAAATCTAAGTTGTTCAAACCAAATGGAATCTAGGGGAGTGTTAGCTTCATCTACTTCAATTTCTATTGAAGTTTCTGCTTTATACCATCTTTTCTTGATATAAAAGTCTTTTAAAAACTTTAATTCTGCTTTCATTTTTTATTTTGTTTAGTGTGGTGAACTAAAAATTTGGTAGTGGTGATACCTTGAAAATAATTAAACTTATAAAAAAACAAGTTGCAATTAATATTAGTTGTTATTAACTTTAAGTTAATAATCACCACTTATTAATATGAACTTAGACCCGAACTTCCTAGCCAAATTAGCACAAGAAAGTGCAAACGAGACAATCAAAAGCAATTTTAGAGATTACTTTAAGAAATTTGCTTATCCGTTTATTCATCCTAGTTCTCCATTAATTGAGACTTGGAGCATTGATTTAATGTGCGAATATGCTCAAGCCGTTGCTGATGGTGAAATTGAAAGGCTTATCATAAATATTCCACCTGGACTAATGAAGTCCACAATATGGTCTTCTGGTCTTCCTTCTTATATTCTTGGCAGAACTCCTTACGAAAAAATCTTCGCTATTTCAAACAAAGAAAACCTTGTAAATAGAAATATTGGTTGGACTAAAAGAATTACTGAAACAAAAAGATTCCAAGAGCTTTTCCCAGAATTTAAAGCTGATGATAGAAAAAATACTGAAACACATTTTAGAACTACAATGGGTGGTGAAATGCAAGGCTTTGCAACAGAAGGAAATATCACAGGCGAAAGAGCAAATTATCTTTTATTTGATGACTACATGTCTTCCACAATGATGCAATCAGAAGCCACTAAAATTAGGCTTTTGAATAAGTTTGCAGATACATTTGAAAGCCGTGGAAGTGTTGTAAGAAATAGCTTTGTAATAATAGAGCAAAGACTTGGCGTAAGTGATTTAACTGGCTTTCTTCTAAGAACTAGAGGCAAAGAATATACTCACTTGTGTTTGCCAGTAGAGTTTGAGAAAAAACAGTATTTTTATTTTGGTGATTTTAAGAAAGAAATTAACGAAGGAGACTTGCTTGCCCCAGAATTGCCAAGATTTACAAGAGAGAAAGTTGATGAACTAAAAAACCGCACCGTAGATACTGAAACAGGAATTGCAAATGGTAAGCAAGTATTCTATACGCAATACATGCAAAAGCCAGTTGCAGAAGGTGGTAACATGGTTGACATGAAATGGTTTCAAAGATTCGACCTTGAGAACTTGCCTTATATGCAATTTGATTCTGTGTATGTTAGTGCAGATACTGCTCAAAAAGTAAAAGAAATAAATGACCCTTCTGGGTTTCTGAAATTTGGCGTAAAAGGCACTTCTATTTATCTTATTGATCGATATAATCAAAGGGCAATTTATCAAGACACAAAGAAAAATCTTTTAATGTTTGCCTCTAAATTTCCAACTGCAAACTCTATTTTAATTGAAGATGCAAATACTGGTTCGTCTTTAATTCAAGAATTACCAAAAGAGTGTAATTTTGGTATAGTTGCAATTTCTCATGGTGGAATTAAGAAGGAGATTAGGTTTTATAATTCAACTGGTGCAATGGCTAATGGTAATATTTATATTCCAAAACAAGCTACTTGGTTATTTGATTTTGAAGATTCTTTAATGCAATTTCCAAATGGCTCTCATGATGAAGACCCAGATTGTTTGGCTCAATTCCTTACATATTTTAAGAATAACTCTATTGATTGGGATAAAATGTTTTCGGTGTTTTAAATACAACTACCACATTTTTCGCAATAAAAAGGTTCGCTTGAGTTGCAAAGAATAAGAATCAACCAAACAAATATCCAAAATCCATAAGTAAGAATACCTAAGATAAAGTACAGAATATGATTAGGCACTTTTTTATTTGCTGGCATAATTTTATCACAACATCTGCAAAATCTTTGCTCTTGTTTATTAGGCATAATTTAAAATTTTTTTATCTTTTAACTATACTTACCATGTTTTCACCCAAATAGAAACAAGCAGAATCATTGGCAATAAAAAATTCTGTAAGTTTTCCAAATTTAGTTAATATTTTTTTACATTTAGTAAATTGAGAATTTGATTTATTTTTACACAAACTTGCGGCAAACATTACCTCGCATAATCTAACCAATCTTTCATTTCTAAGAGTTTTCTTCATCAACATCTCCTGCAATTTCCATTACAGAAGTTTCAAAGCCTTCATTATCTAAAACATCAAAATCAAATGTTCTAAAGGCGAATACATCATCAGGCTCAACTCCATCACCTTGATTAAACCAACCATTAGCTTGGAAAGTATATTGATGCACATAGTAAGAGCCATTAAACAAAAACATTCCATTGCTTACAGAAATAAGGCTTGAATATCTTACTAACTCAAGGTTAGAGCTTGGTTTAAATCCAAGTAACGCCTTGAAGATATTAGGTTTATAAGAATATGCTTTATCTTTGGTTAAAGCGTAAAGTAATTCATCGTTTGTACCTCCACATGGAATAAAAATATAAACAGTTGCATTTTGATAGAAGTTTTCTCTTATTGATTCGCCGTTCAAGTTGTTGCTTATCCCATCCCCAGTATTTCTTTGGTTTTTGGAGGTTGTTTCTTCTCCCAAAACAACAACCGCCCATTTACTTGATTGTCCACTATCAACATCACTTTGAAACATTGCCACCGCTCTTTCATAATCAACAGCTCCAGTAATACATGGATCAAGTCTTGTTAAAATAGTGCCTTGTGCTGGAGTTCCTAAAGTTGAAGTGCAAGCGTAAGTAAAAGTTGTAGATGTTGGTATTGATGCAACAGTTTTATATCCGTTATAACCATCTTTGTAAGTTGTTAGCTGGGTGATTGTGCCAGTTGCTGGGGTTACAGGATTACCGCTTACTTCAAAAATAAAAGTGTAAGCATTAATTAGTTGTTTGCATTGCAAGGATCTAGCGGGGCTTGCAACTGCATCTTGTGTCGCACCATAAACAGTATATGTAAATGTTGTGCTGGTTGGTACGCTGTTAAGTGTAGTAACTTTGTTATAGTTCTCATTACTGGCACCAAAAATCTGCACTTCAACATTTGCGTTATTAACATATCCATGAGCTGTTTTAGTGGTTACTGTTGCAGTAGTCCCACTAATAGTTATGCTTTCAATATCAATAAGCGGCGCAGATAAGAAGTGATTTTTATCAGTATAAAGTGTTTTAGTTCCATTGTAGCTAGATTGATTAGCTCCACTTATTTCAACTGTTGTATTGCCTCTAATTAAAGGGTGCTTGCCTGATGTAATTGCTAAAACATAATTACCAACTCTTGTTAAAGATGTAATTGATAAAGGCACTTTTGCCCCAACAATTAAAACTTTTTCTCCAACTGCTAGTCCGTGAGCTGTTGCTGTTGTAGCCGTTGCAACTCCTGCTGTTTGTGTTAAAGAACTAACTGATAAATTAGTTGTGAAATCACCAGTATATCTTGGTAATATTGCTTTAAGCTGGTTTACTATTTCTTCGGTTTTCATTACTGCCTCGTATTTTTTAATCCATTACCATATCTTAAATCTAAGATTGTAATGGTATTCTCATAATATTCTCTGTAAACTAAAAAAGCATTAGTTAAATATTCAACTTTAGCTTCTAAGCAATTAATTCTTTCTCTATCGGTTTTTGGATTAATTTGTTTGCAAAGCTTGTTATATTCTTTTTCTGATTTTCCTTGTAACTTCTCAAAGTATTGGGCGGCATCAACTGCGTGAGCTGGTTGACAAGAAGCGAAAAGTAACATTATAATAATTGATAGTTTTTCCATATTATTTTCTAATAAATTCTTAATCAATTATTAACTTATGGTTAATAAAAATAACTTACAATAACTATTTTATTTTAGAGTTTATGGCTTGTGTTATGTTGTTCATAATGTTGCCGCGAGCTAAAGTAATTGGGCGAATAAGGTTGTTTCTTGGGGCGATATAAGCTCCGCTTTCATTTCTACCGCCTTTCTCTTGAATAGCTACATAAGGTGTATTTGCAGAAATTTCTAATCTATTAGTACCAAGTGTTTTTCCTCTAACGCTTCTTGCTGATTCTCCAGATAAGATTGCAGAGCTTTCTAATCCACTTTTATTTGAGGCTTGATGATTTATATATCTTCTTCTTTTCTTTACAATTATTGGGTAAATTCTGCCTGTTTTAGGCTTGTTCATTTCATCTTTAATAAGTCCGCCTGTTGTAGTTCCTGCACTACCTGCAATTTCTATTGAGCTATTTTGCAAGCCTTTCTTAATTCCTTGTTGGATTATCTTATCCAGATTAAAAATTGATTTTGGAATTTTAGACTTAACATTCATATCTTGGTATTTGTTAAAGCTGAACTACCTCTAATTGAGCATTTAAGAAGCGTTAGTTCACTTCTTCCTTCGTAATCTGGGATTACTTCAACAATTTCATATCTATTGCCAGAATACTCTAAAAGATGGATTTTTGAGGCAGTGATTGCACCATAACGAATAAAGAAATGGTCAGTAATTTTGCCAATCATATTTACGCCATCAAATATCTCTTCACCACTTACACTTTTTTGTAAAGCCCAAGTTGCAACAACTAAAGTAAGATTTAGATTTGGATCAACGGCAGTGGTGCTTGTAGCTTGTTTTGTTTTTTTATAAATAGAAATATAGGCTTTCATATCACCTATACAAGCTTTAGCTGGTCTTATTTTAATTCTTACGCAACTTCCCATTAGAAATCAATAATTTTAAATTGGCTGAATAAGTCCATTGCTGCTTGCATATCTTTTGAACTTGCACAATCCCCTCTATTTTCATAAAGGTAAGTAATAAATTGTAAAAGAGCTTGTTTTGCATCTTCTGGCACATTTGCATCAGAAGAGCCATAGCCAGCAACAAAGTTAATTACAACAGCTTGTTTTCTAATGTCAATATCAGATGGAAATTCTTTGTCAGCTACTAAGTAAATTGCAGAATAATCAGGTAAGTCTGTAATATAATAATTAGTGGAACTCCAAGTTGTCAAAACTCCGTTAAGATAATATTGAATTGAGGTAATTGATTGTAGCTTAGATTTTTTTAAAATAATTCCGTTGTCATTATATTTCGGAGCTAAGGAACTTACACCTGTATAATAATTAAGCCCATCAACGCAAGGAAAAGAATCTAGGTAAGTTTTATAGGTCTTGTTGATTAAATCTCTGCCTGTTATTTTTTCAAATGTTGCGGCACCAGATTTAATAACGGCAGTGATTAGATTATCATCAGCAGTAATAGTGCTAGGTACTTTCAACCAAGTTTTAACATCAGACAAACTAACTGGCAATGTTGATCCAGCTCCAGTTACCAAAATATAGTTAAGTGGTTGCTGGAAAGGTAGCCAGTTAGTGTTGTTTGCCATTACGCTAATCTTCTATTTACTAATTTAATTGTAGTTGCCGCTCCACTTTGAGCAGTTCCAGAAACAATCTTTAAAAACCTAACTGAAGCAAAGTCAGCAGGGTTTGTTGCATATTGCCCAGATACAGCAACAACAGCAGTTAAAGTTGTCCCATCAGACATTCTCTTTAGCGGCACATAAGTTCCAGCTAAATTGTCAGAAACTGTAAAAGTAAAAGCAGTCCCATTTAATGCAGCATCGGTAACAAAGGCTAAAAGACTAGTACCTAATAAATCCACTGCATTAGATGTTGTTGCACCATTAGCAATTACAGCTTGTAAATCAAAGTTTAAAACTGGTTGAAAGTCTTTAGTAGCCATTAGCTTAATGTGATTTCGACTACAATAGTTGCTCTAACTGTATTAGTAGAGGCATTATTAGCAGTAAAGTTGATATTATTTCCTGCAACAACAGTATTTAAAGCGGTAGGAGTTGTAGAATTTACTTGACCAGCAGCAGAGCCAGAAAAGGGAATTGTAACTGCGCCACCAGTAATTGCAGTTGATCCAATTCTACCTGTTAAAATAGCGTCAGCTGTTGCAATAGCTCCATTAATAATAGTTGTAATTTTGGTAATAGTTCCCGCGACTGGACATGGTAAATAAACTACCGCAGCAGAAGAAATATTTGTCATATCAACAGGCAAATAAACTTTTTTAAGTGATTGACCAGTTGCAGTTTCAACAGTTCCGCCTAAAATCAAAGGATTGTCTTGTCCAGTAGTTACTGGTTTAAAATAGTTTTTTGTTTCCATTATTTTTTACCTTTCTTTTTATTGTTAATTTTAATTTCTTCTTCTTTGTTTTCAGGAGCTTCTTCGGCTTCTTCAACAATTTCAGTTTTAAGAATTATTTCTTCTTCTTTGTTTTCAGGAGAGGAAAAAATAGCTTTGTTTTCAAATTTTGGTAACATCTTTTCTTCTTTAATTTTTTCAATAAAACCTTTATTAGCAGAAGCCCAAATAAGAAAATGCTCTGTTAATCTACTATCATTTTCTTGCAAGATTTCGCCATTATTAAAATCAGCTAAATTAAATCCATCTAAAGAGGCTTTAAATGTTTTCAGAACTTTAAATTTCATAGTTTATTTAATTGTTAAGGGGGTTTTTACGCCCCCTTAGTTTAATTAAGCGTTATTAGTGGTCGGAGCATTCAAAGGATAGCCTAAGATTGCAGTTACACCAAATACAGCAGAACCAGTGTTGTTAGCTGGGGTAATAGTGATTCTATTATATCTTTTAGAACCATCATAACCAATTGAACGCTCTTTATTATCTTGTGCAAATGTGAAACTTGCCTCTGCTTCAGTTCCTAAAAGGAAATCATCAGCAACAGCAGCGTAAGTCACATTGTCATTAGAATCTTCCACTAACACAGTAAAGGTAGCATCAGCATCAGCTAATGTGCCAATATTAATTGTGTATTCTAAAGCATCAAAACCAACTAGATCAACAACAGTTCCCACTCTTGCGGTATTATCGGTGATTGCTACTGGAGTTAAAACTTGTTGTTTTGCAGTAGTATTATGTAAATCAAACATTTTATATATAAATTAAAGTTAAAATTAAACAGAGATTTTTAATTTAGCAAAAGCTTCAGCAAGTTTTACTAATCCAGCAGCTCTTCTCATAAATGTATATTCAACGATACCTTCTCTTTTACGAGAAACTTCGTCTCTAATAACTCTCATGTCGATACCATTACCAGCAGCATAACCTCTTGCGAAGTCAGCAAAAACTACTGGATAATTACCAGCACCAATATCAGCCATATCAGGTATTTCTAGGTAAGCATAACCATTAATAGTATTTGGAATACCAGCAACTAGATTACCTGGTTGCCATAGTGGGCGACCAACACCGTCTTCTTGAGCTAACAAAGTAGCGCGAGTTAAGCGGTTGAAACCATAGATTGGATTATAGCCAGTTTTTAATTGACCAGTTAAAAGAGTCATTGATTTCCAAGTAATTGCATCAGCAATGCCAGAATTAATTTCTTGAGTTACAACACCAGAAGCCATGTAGCCTTGAAGTTGAGTAGGTGCGCCAGTACCAGTAGTAATTTGTTGACCTAACTTAACTGCAAATGCTTCAGCAACATCTTGGTTAATTTGTTCAGAAATAGAAACTCCTGCATCTTCCAATTCTTCAATAGTAACAGGCACAGTAACTTGCATTTTTTTCAAAGTTAAAAGCTGTTCGCCATATTTAGAATTAGAAAGAGAATCTTGTTGACCTTCACCAACCATTGAGGCAGTTAAAAGAGTATTTCTAACTGGAAGTCTAGTTGTTTTAGCACCAACACGCATGAAGTTAATAACTCCATTGTAATTAGAAATTTCAATGATTTTTTTAGTAATATCAGTTGAAAAAGCTTCAGGAACTAAAGCACCACCATCAACTAAAGAATCAGTACGAAGATATTTTCTCTCAGCTTCAGACATGCCTTTAATATCAGTTCTTAAAAAAGCATCAAAAGCCTTCATTTCTTCTTTTCCTGCTTCTGATTTAACATCAAAATTAGGGCGAGAAAGGATAGCTTCACGAGCTTTTACTTCATCAGCAAATTTAAGTCTTTCAGCTTTTTCAGCTTCAAGTTGTTTTACTAATTCTTGGTTCTTTTTTTCTTGTGAATCAATGAAAGAAGTAACTTTGGTAATTACACCTTCGTTATTTTCTTTTACTGCGTTTTGAAGAGCCGATACGGCTTCCATCATATTTTGTGGTGTGAAATCTTTCATTTTGTTTAAGATTGTTTGTTAAAAATATTTTCGCAATTAAGCGAAGTTAAAAAGTTATCAAATTTCATTTGTTCTGTTGCATCACGCAACGATTTTATTATCTTATCGCCTTCAACATCGCATTGAACTTGATTAGAAAATTCTTTTACTTTTGAAATAAGTGTTTTTGCTTCTTTATTAGAGAAACCGCTTTCTTTCAAAATAGACTCCACTTCTTTAATAGAAGAAACCTCATCAAGGCTTTTACCTTTTAAAGGACTTGTTAAAGAAGGGTCATTAAACTCTTTTTCCATCGCAATATATATGTTGTTGATAATTTCTTTGATTTTAGCTTTGTCTGATTCTGGTATATTAACCCCTTCTCTTGCGCCTTCTAAAACTCCAGCAATAGCAAAAATAGCTCTTGGCACAATATGAGGCTCGCCGTCAATAATATCTATGAAAGGTAATTTGTAGGCATCGAAGAATTTTGAACGACCATTATCAAAATACATAAAGTATCTGTTGTAAGAAGCGGCAGGCTCATTTTCGCTTTCAGTATATTCTCTTATTCTTTTTTCAGCACTTGAAGAGTCCCATTCATAATTTCTATCAGCGAAAGGAAAGTTAGTTGTTGGATTAACTGTTTTGATTGCAGTAAGTCTGGCTTTATCATTCATTGGGAAGGTAACAACTGATCCTTCCATTAATTGAGCTTTTTTAATTGCCCTGCATCTTTTGCCTTCAATTGTTTTAAATTCACAATCATCTGCTTTAGTCATATAGCCCATTGAGAAACCAGAAATATCACCATTTTTAAGGTTGGCATATTTTTCAGCAGCGTAAGGAACTAAGAAGTTGCCAGTTTTTTCATCACGCATTAAGTTAAACTTAGCGTTTTTGAATTTTACACCATAGTTATCAAATTCTATTTGGAATTTACCAATTGGCTTCTTAGTATCGTGGTCAGCAAGTAGTGGGTAATATTTTCCAACAACCTCTTCTTCAAAAGCTTTTGAATCTAAAATATCATTGCCAAAATCAATATTATTAAAGGCAGCAACATAGCCTTCAAAAGAGCCATCTTCTTTGAGTTCTTTTACTTCTAATGTAAATTGCTTGTAGCTTAATTCCATAGTGGTGATTATGGTTAATAATTTTTTCAATAAATGCTATTGCTTATTAAATAGCAATTAATAATAATCTCTATTAACTTTAAGTTAATAATTATTTATGCGCGGAACTTCAAAAACATATCAATATTTAATTAGAATAAGAGAATTTTATTCTGATCTAGTTGACCAAGGAAAAATGAAAGAACCTACGAGGGAATCTTTTTTTGGAGATTATCTTGGCTATGGTAAAACATATTGGATAAAACTTTATGAAAAAAATGATTTAAGGAAAGTTTTTTATGTTGTTGCGGAACTTTTAGAAGAAATCAAGGATCTACGAGAAGACAGGGACAATTTAGAAAAACAACTTAATGAATTGCTGAAAAAATAATATGATAAAAAAAGGAATTAAAATATTTTGTACTGAAGATCATTTAATCGCTACAGCTTTAGTAGATCTTAAAGAAGGTGATATAATGAGTGCGTTAGATTTTGACTGGCATCAATCCATTTTAAAAGATGGAGAAATGGCTCCTTCCTGTAAATTATGTGGCAGTCATTTTATTGCAAGCAATTCAAAAGGTGAGGGATTTTTTTTGAATACCAGTACTTACAGACAAATATCATTTAAATAACAAATTACTAAAGAAATAATATGTTTATAAGAAGTTCAACTGCTATTAATGATTGTTTGATTGCCTTAGATACAATACTTGGAATTGGGAAGGATAAAAATCGTCTGTCGATTGTTGTAACTTTTAAAACAATTGGTACAGAAGGTTTTGGCTTTATTTATGAATCACAAGAAGCCCGAGACAAAGCTTTTGAAGAACTCTGTGCTTTTCTCAATAGCAATTACAAATTAAGAGATTTTACTTAGAATAACGAAAGTTAAAAGAACGCACTGCCCCGACATAAGAAGACTCGACAACAGGCAGCGGGTCGAAAGAGGGGGGAGATGTTTAGAGTTTTCGGGGAATTAACAGTGCTTTTCTATTTAACTCTAATCTCCTCAATGCCTGATTTATCTTAAATAATCAACATAGCAACGGCATCTTAAAGTTTCAGAAGCGGGAAGCTTAGAATCTCTGGGCGTTTGTGCTAAATAACCACCGACAATAAAGTTTTGATTTAAAGGTACTGTTTGTCCATTTGCCGCTAAATGATTTGGTCTAATTCTATCATCTAAAAATCCACGCCAAACTTTCTTTATCTGCACTCCAAGATTTAAGGCAATCAAAGTTGCCTCTTCTTGTCTTGACCAACTTTCAGCATTTCCAGCCAAGGTTTCGGCAATTAACTCTGCTCTTGATTCTTCTTTCTTGTCTAAAGCAATATTTATCTCTTCTGCAACCGCATTATCTTTGTTTTTTTGCAAAGCAGTTAGTTCTTTTTTGTATTTAGCCAATCTTGCATCTAATTTGCTTAAATCAGTTTCTTTACCTTGAATAAAACCTTGAAAACGGATTTGCATTATTCTTTGCTCTAATTCTTGGATAGCCGTCTGCAATCTCGCTTCTTTTCTGATGTGCTTAGTTAAAGCATTGATTTGGGCTTCTGATAATTCTTTTGCATTGGTGTCTTGAATATAAAGGGCTTGGCGTTCGCTTTCTGTTGCTATAAAGAGAATAGCGAGTCTTTCAAACTCTTTGTTGATGTTTTCTAGTTGATCTTGATTTATTTCTGCATCTATGGCTTTTTTACTTGGCTTGCGTTCCAAATAGCCAAAAGTTTGGATTGTTTCTCTTAGACAGTCTTTGCAAACTTTTAAAAAGTCTGGGGTGTAGTTTCTAGCAACCGATTCAGCATTTACAGATTTAGTTGCTTTGTAAAGATTAATGGCATCTTGGTTCATTTGACGAAAAATAGAACGGATAGGCTTTATGTATCGGCTTTCTATTTTTCTTTTTTCGATGTCAATTTCACGAAGATTCATTATCAAAGTCTATTCTGTATTTAAAATTTTTTGAATATTCTTTTAAGAAATTCTCATCTGGTACATAGCCACAACTTATTGGATCATCAAGAATCAACATCTTAGACTCTCCCTCCTTTATAAGGTGGTCAATTAGTCTTTGTTCGATTTCGTTTAAACTAGAAAAACTAATATCTGAAACCGCAATTCTTGTCTGGCAGTTCGCAATATATTTTTCTCGCTCTTTCTTTTTGCGATATTCCGCTAAATTAATAATTTCTGCCATAAGTGATAAATTAAGGTATGTGTTTTCTGAGGTGGGACTCGAACCCACAAAGGAGATATTAAACACCCCTATCTCACATACAAGAACTTCCTGTCAATTCAGGATACGCTCGCATTGCTATTTCTAGCCGCTCTGAGTGTGTTTACCATTCCACCACTCGAATTTATCTTAAAGAAAGAAGTTAATTAGCAATGATACTATTCACCAGCAACCAACTTCTCCACTTCCTCATCAGAATAAACCCTATTACCCTTAATGTCAAGAGTCGTGTTTAAAAGTTTGGCAAGAATATCATTTTCTGTTTCTTTAGTCTTCATTCTTGAGTTTTGGATTTGCTTCCATTTAGAGTTAGCCCAAGAGCGTCCAGAATCACCACCCCATAACAACCACGCAATATAATGATTAGAAGGTTCGCCATTAGGTTTCTTATTTTTGCCTTCATTTACGCCATGTCTTGCAAAAAAACTAACCATTCTGGCAACTATTCTAGGTGTTAGGTTTTCACGGCTTCTTAATTGAACTGCACGAGCTACTCCAACATCAGTACCACCTCTTCCATATTTTTTACGAAGCTCTAAACCACGAGCAGCATTTCTCGCCATTGTATCAGTAGGCTTTAGATTAATCCCCACTGCTTTTTCTTCCGATTCGTCTTCTTCCTCAAATTCAGTTTCATCGCCTTCAAGAGTTTCTTCCTCTTCTTCGTCCAACTCTCCTTCCTCGTCATCAGGCATATTTACCATTCCTGCTGGAATACCAATAGTATCACTCATATTTTCATCACCAGCAACCGCAACTTGGTTTCCATCAACATAAAGAGCATCGCCACCAACTCCGCAGCGTCCTAATCCAATAAATTCTCTTAGTTCGTTTGAAGTAGCTATTTTAGCTTTTTGTAAAACTTGCACTGTTTCAAATAAACGAGGTTGCAAAGCTGGAATTGAAGATTCTTCAAAACCAATCTCAAAAACACCATCATCTTTGTAAAAGTTGGAATAAACAAAACAGTAATAATATTCACAATATTTAGCAAGAAGCGGCAGAACGGCTTTGTCATAAAAGTTTAGGTTAGCCTCTTTCATGTTTGTATTTGAGGTGAACTCACCTTCAACCATAGGAAGCGGAATATTTAGTTTATTGTAAATAGCCACCCTCATTCTTCGCATCAACTTCTCAAAATCCATGTCTTTGAGGTTTATATCCAAAGGCTTAACATCAAAAGGCATTCCAATAAGTAGGTTCTTGCCAGCATTATTAAAACCAGAGTAAGCACTTTTTAAATAATCTCTTATTTTATCTAGCTGATCTTGATTTGGCGGATTTGATCCATCTTTAGGAGTAAACAACATCTTAGAAGACAAACCGTTCCTCAAAAGGTTAGCATTGTGTATTGACGCTTCTAAATACTGATTAATTTCGATTTCAACATTCTGCAAAGGTGAATCACCATAAAGCATTGAGAATAGTTGATTATTGGAAGGTTCTTTCCAATGCAATAACACTCCAAAGCCCTCATCTTCAACATAAGCTTCAATTAATTGACCATTTATGTTATTTATATAACTCTTATGGAAACATTTTTGTTTTCCATTTGGGTTGTAAAGGTAATATTCTGGGTAGCCAGACATGTCTTGAACTGGCGTAATGTAATCAGGGCGTAGATTATAGACTTCTAAGGGACTTTGATAAACACTTCTCTTGTCAGCACTTAAAACACTAGAAAGATAAATATAATTATTTCCAGTAGCTAAGTAGTGTATAAAACCCTCTTGTTTAAAATCTATCCCAGTTTGCTTAAAATTAGGTTTACGGAAAGTTTTGACAAAAGGGCTATTCGTTAAAGCTATTCTTGATTCCTTTTCAGCTTTAGCGTAAGGAAAAAGAGCAACGCAAGCAGTTTCACTAGCTATTTTATTGATAGCATCTCCAACAGGGGCGACTTGGCAGTAATATTCTAAATATTTGCCAGATGTAGTGCCAAAGGCAAAATCATTAGTAAGAAAGTTAAACAATAGAGGACTGTAAGCACTTCCCTTCTTTTCTAAGTAATTTAGAGCTATCTTTCTTTTAAAGTTCTCAAAAGCCATGTTTTATTATGTGGTGAGTAGTAATTCGCCAAAAAATAATTATAAGCATTTAATTAGCAAGATATTTATTGACAAATGATTTTTTATCTTTAGTCTTTATTGTGCGAGCTGATCCCTCGTAGGTTTATCGCCTTTATTGTTATTTTTATTTGGGGAGGTAGGAAACTATCTCCCTAAGAATTTAGCAATGGCGGAAAAAAACAAATAAAAATAACAGCAAATGGTAGATACACAATAAAAAAAACTATCTAAGAAATTAGATTTTTAGAAAAACTAAAAACCCCATCCTCCCGTTCCAAGCGAAAGCTACGGACATTGCTGTTGAACCTTTGAATTGATTCCCAAAGCTCTGTGTAGAAAGTGAAAAAACCTTTATTGTCGTTTATCTGGCTTTAAAGACTAAGTGAGCTTAAAAACTCGACCGCACTTATTGTTTTATACAATGATTTCTGCAAGTGGAGAGCCGAACAGCTCTTAGAAGTGCCTGCCTTCTAAATTAAATTAGAATCCGAAAGGAACTTGCAAGATAAAATACTAAAAGGCTTATACTCGGCTCTATTGGTTGAAAAACCTATTTTAGTAAAAAATCCCTTTTTTTATAGAAGGGATTTCTACGCCCTAACTTAGCCTAGATATTGGTTGAAACTAAAAACTGAATTATTTATGGCTTATTTTATAAATTCCATCTTCATAACTTATTTTTACCTCTAATTTCTCCCTTAGCTCTAAAATATCCTTCCATTTGCCTTTTCCATAGAATAGAGGGTTGAGATAATAAACACCTCTTCCCTCACGAATAAGTATTTTGCTTTCAGACAATTTGGTAATATATTGATTTACAGTATTGAAGGTTTTACCAAGTCTAACGGCAATATCTCTTTTGATGTAGGAGTTGATTATAATCTTATTCCCATAACTCATGCACTTAATTAGCTCATAAATCAACCCTTCCAAGCCAGAAGGCAGATTTGATAAGTAGTTTATGTGTTTAATGTAGATTTTTATGTAATCATCCTCGCCAGCAATCGAATAGCTTTGAAAACTCTCTTTTTGGTGAACTTCTCCAAATTCATCAATAAAATTGGTGATTGTTTGATTTTTAATTTTACGAGCCATTATATTTTCTTATTTCTTTTAAAGTTCTATTAAGTATGCGAAACTCATTTTTCCAGTACTTTTTTTGCTTTCTTGAGTAATAAGTTAAAAAAATTTTACTAAAATTTGGGAAAATGCAACAAATTCGATTCAAACTTTCATTTAAACTTCTATCTTTCTTGCAGTCTCTTAAAATTTTAAGAAAAAATCTATATTCCCATATTTTGTACTTACGACTTGCTGCGATCCAGTGTAGGATTATAAAGAGTGTTGTTGTAATAGCAATTGCCGTAGTAATCATTTTACTTTCTCCTTTTCTTTGCTAAATCTTTCTTTATATTCTTTAGTACCTTTCCATAAATATCTCTCAATACGACATTCATCAGCCATTTTAGCCTCAAACTTTTCAGAAAGTTCATTAAGTATTATCTGATAATTTTGCTCTTCTAAGATTCGTTTCGCAGTTTTTTGTTGTTTAACTTCTTCTTTAAATGGCAGATAAGTCATTTCATAACCTTATTTCTTAATTATTAACCCCTAAAAACTTACCAATTAAAAACTAATAATCAATAGATAATATATGTGAAACATTTACACTTGTATATCCACAGTATACAACTTGTATATCCACAGTATAATAGTTATATATTGGGGATATATAAGTCAAAAATGTTTCACGGGCTGGAATAGACACAGAGAGTAAGGATTCCAGCTTTTTTTTAAAATCCATTTCCTATCTCTATTTTATATGTGTTATTATCGTACTTTTAACAAACTCGGACAAAAACCATATTCAATACATCTTATTATTAGATTTTGAAAAAAGGTTTAAATGGAAAAATTTTTAGAAAACTCTAAAATGGATTTTGGAAAATAAAAAAAAAGAAAAATCAGTTTTAAAAAAGAGGGGGGTAGGAAGGGTTTTAGAAATGTTTAATGGGTGATTGTGTATTTATTAGCAGAAAAGTGTTGTGTGAGGCTAAAAAGGGGGTTTATTATTAGTTTGTTGTGATTGTTAAGTTGTGAATTAGGTCTGGTGGGGATTTTTTTTTAGAAATGGTTGGGGTAGGTATTTAAACTAGGAGGGGTGGGGGTCGTCTATTTCTCAACAATACCCCCCTCAATTCCCCGCCTATCTATTTCCTCCTCTCACCCCTCCCAGCTCTAAGCTTCAGCAACTATTTGCGCCTTACTTTCCAGCATTGCATCACAAGAATCTCTAAGCTCTTTTACTTGATCGACTGATAATTTTCTAACCAAACTTTTTATTGCCAACCATGCAGTATCAGAATTTATTTCATTTATTATCCCTGCGCTCGTATTCTCTAAGCTTGCACCCTTGAATTTTACAACATTAGTTAGCATGTTAGCCACGCCTCTTGAATCTCTCATTTCCACAACAACTCTTCCTCCTTCATTGCCTCCCCTTTCGACCTCTTCACTATTATAATTTATGTAGCTAATTATCCGATCAGCAATATTAGAATCATCCATTCCTTTAGCGTTCAAATGCTCTTTTAAATTGCGTTCAACCTTTGCCACTTCAGCAATTACCTTATCATTCCTTACCAACTGGCTGGCAGCAACATGCGCCCTACTCACTGGATAGCCAGCACCTACAGCCGCTTCGGTTTGCGAGTTACTTATAGGAAGTAACTTAGCGAAAGTTTTTTGTCTATTATTTAAACGCCTTACTTTCTTTATCCCTGTGCGATTAGATAATCTTTTTCTCTCTTTCTTTTCCTCTTCAGTCATTTTCCTACAATTTCAGTAAAATTAATAATCTTAAAATCCGTACCACAAATATTTTAAATATCAAGAAATTTCTTTATTTTCTTTTTATCATCTTTCCCAATTTGATACACTAAAAAAAATCTTTCAACCACCATCACTTTTTTTCTTGCAAGTCTCTAGGCTCTAAGCTCCACGCCTTCTTTTTTTCTTATTGTATTATTTTGACGCACTTTATTGTTAGTATTAAATAAATATCAAATATATATTAAATAATTGTAGACTCTTATTTTATACCAGATAAACTCTTTTTTACACCACCACCAACAAATAATAATAATTAAAAAGTAAGAAATTATGAAAGCCATTTTTACAAAATATATACCAGCAACTAACACAAAAGGAAGCCGAATTAAAGCTTATGACGGCGGCAAAAATCAAAAAACAATTAGTTATGACAATGCTCTCAACAGTGAAGAGCTGCACGCAAAAGCCGCAATTGAGCTTTGTAAGAAAATGAACTGGAAAGGCGAACTTATAAGCGGCGGATTCAATAACGGTTATGTCTTTGTTTTCGCGGATTCAACTAAATATGAAATTAAGTAGCATTTATGAATTTAGTAAAAACTAAAATAACTAATTTAGAAAACAAAAAAAGCATAACAATTTTAAACAATGATAAATAAACTAATAGCAAAAATCAGATACAACTACAACGCCCGCAAGCGTTGGAAACTAATCTTAAATCAACTTTAACAACCTTTAACAACCTTTAAAAACTAAAAATATGAAAAGAATAATAAAATTTTACACAAAAAAAGCAGGCGCGCATTTTGCAACTGAAAAAAAGCAAATAGATTGCTTTGGCTCTAAAAACGAAGCTTTTGGCGAAGCAAAAGAAGAATTAAAAAGATGGGCAGAATTGGATAAAAACGGAAACAACGACAAAGAAATTGACGAAATAATAACATCTTTAGAAAAAGGAGCAAAAAATTATTCTTACGATCAAACAACCTATTCTTTCAAAATCTTCAAAATAAATAAAACTTTTGCAGCAACAAAAAAGTTTTTCGCCAAAATAAGCAAAAATTTAGAATTTGACATAAATGACACAATCAACAATGAGGTTGTTTTGGATCAAAAAATACCCTCATTAGCAATTTAGGCTATTTAGAAACCCCTTTCAGCTTTTTTGCTGAAATAAAAGAGCTTAATTTTCATGATTTAGAAGAAACTTTATTAAAACTAAAAACAATCAACAACTAAAAAGTAAAGAAATATGACAGACTTAATCTATACTCAAAACGCTTTATTCACCACATTTTACGCACAAACAAAAGAAGGCGAGCGAGCAGAATATCAAATTGCGGTTAAATTTGATGGTTTGCCGCAAGTCTTTAATATACACGCCAAAAGCACAATAAGACAACTTAGAAAAGCAGGCTTTACAGTTGCTAAATCTAAGAAACCAACGAAAGCAGATTTTGACGCTATCTATAAAGAAATGGACGCTTTAGGAATTGCTTAATAATAATTAAAAATCTTTGAATTATGAAACATTTAATCATTAAAAACAAAAAATTACTCGAACTAGACAACGAATTAAAAGGCTATCTTAGAGCAATAGTAACTCTAAACAACGAAGAGCATTTTCTTTATTTCAAAAAAGTTCCAGTTTGGTCTAAACTAATCGACCAATTCCAACTAGGTCTTTTCCCTCGTGACTTTGATGTTCTTAAAAAACTATCTGACGGCAAAACTAGGCTCTTAGTAAATGGCTATAAAATCAGCTATAACAAGCTTTTTAATGAGTTCCAAACTAGTCACGATAATATCGGTCGCTGTGAAAGCTTTAGCTTCTTTGACGAAGCGGAACAATATTGTTTAAAGGGGTAATTATGCTTACAATTTACAAAAATTTAACTCGCTTAGATTGCGCTGTTCTAAAGAGTGATTCAACTCTTGTAAAGATTCTTAAAAGAAAAGTTTTAAAGCCAATTGGTTACTTTTTCAGAAAGAAATACTTTTCAACTTTAATGAAACAATAATATGTTGCCTCAATTACACGAAACATTCGACAAAAGCGGCGTTAAAAGATACGAAGAAACAATTTTATTTATATCTGAAAGCGACCCAAGAATAAATAACTCAATCAAAAATGAATTTGGACAGCATTTCATAAGACTAAACAAAAGCATAAAATACAACGAAAACGGTAAAATAGCTTGGCAATTAGTCTATGATGACAACGGAAAAGTTATTCAAGATCAATCTTTTTCAAACCATTAAATTTAAATAATATGAAAACAGTACGTGAAATAATTGAAGCGGGTGATTTTACCGAAAAAGAAATCAGGGTTTTAAAGTTCCTAAACTTAGCTTTAAGCGACCATTTCGGCGATACTTTCACCGATGTTGATTGTAAAGATATAGCGGAAGGGTGTGGATTAGATATTAATAGCGTGAAAGGAATTTTAGGGTCGCTAATAAAGAAAGATATTTTGCAAGCCGATAGATTTAGAGGTGGGGATGGGAAGAACTACGAATGCTTCTACTTTACTGACCAAAAAAATTTAGAATTTGAATCAATTTATTAAATAAAATTTTATGAAAGAGGAATTTGATACTTACACAAATAATAAACTTGAAACTATTTGTCCATATTGCGGTGAAGAAACCGAGCATGACGCCGAATCTTTAACTTGGAATGATGATGAATCGGGAGAGGTGACTTGCGGAGGTTGTGACCGTGAATATTGGCAAATTTGTAGCGTTAGCTATTCGAGAAAATCTATGACTTTGGAAGAAGTTTTAGAAGACGAGATTAAAAGTTTAAAAAATAATATTCGACATAGTAAAAAAGAACCTCGCTATGCTAAGTTTTGTGAACAATGGAGAGAAGAGCTAGAAGCCAAAGAAGAAAAACTTAACTCTTTATTATTGGAAGAATTGGATTTTAACGACCATATGAGGGATTATTAATGAAAATCTATACAATTTTAGACACAACCACAAACGATTTTTGGAAACATAAAGCAAAACAATCTTGGATTTCTAAAGGTGCTGCAAAAAGCGCAGTTATGAATCAGATTAGAGAGCAAAGATGGTGGGCAAAAGATTGGAAATTGGTTTTTAAAGAAAACAAAATGCCGATTAAAACTGAAAGTGCCTTTCAAAAAGCTACTTTTGCAGATCAAAAAAGGTTTAAGTGTTTGGAGTTCGATTTAACAAAATTAAAGGGAGAAGAGGTTTAAGATGATTAGACAAAGACCAAAATTAACAGATTCAGATATTAGCTTTAAAAATTGGGGAAAGTCGGATTATGTTAAACAAACCATAGAACTTGCTGAAAATCTCCAAAAAGATCCTGACAAAAAAGAGAGACTCAAAGCCAGCGAATGTATTGTTTGTTGGTATAGAGGCGGCGGGATGGTTACTAATGCTTGTGTTCACACCAGCTGCAAATCTTGCAACAAAGAATTATGGTTTGGCAATAGCAACACCGATGAGATTTGCATTGATTGCGCTAAAGAGCATAAACTTTGTAAACATTGCGGAGCTGACTTAGAATATAAAGAAAGAAGGAAGCCAAGAGTTTTTAATTTTAAGGAAATAATTAAACATGACTAAACAAGAATTTAAACAACTCTACCAAACCCTAAGCAACAAAGACTTAGCTAAAAAGCTTTCAATCTCAATCCCAACTCTAATTTCATTAGCTAAGAAAAACGGCTGCGAAAAGAAAAAAATGGGAGCAAGACCAAAAGTAATTCTAAAAGATTAAAATTATGACAAATACGGACAAAGAATATATTTTAAGAAGATTTGCTTGGAACGGCAATCTCCAAGGCGTAAAAAAATTAATTAAAGAAGGGATCAATCCTTTTGCAAAAGATAAAGAATGCTGGTTTAAAAATCAAACCGCTTTACAAGTAGCAAAGCTTGCGGGTCATCATAAAATAGTTTTGTATTTAGAAAACTTGAAAAAAAATTAAATAGTTCAATTTGACACAGTCAAAAAGAAATAGTTTGACAAGCTCCTAAGCCCTTTAAACAAAGGCTCTAAACTTAACTTGTATTAAATTGATACAATATTAATCTTATAAAGATTTATTCTTATTTATTTCTTGACAAAGAAACAGAGGCGGGGTATTATAACAAGACAACCAAAACGGTTTAGAAATATTAATCAATTTAATTATTATTATTATGAAACAAAAATATCATCAAAAAATCTCAAAAGCTTTGGCAGAATTGGCTATTGAAAAAATCAGCTTTTTAGGTTTATCTGAAATTTTCCATCATTTTCTTGGAAAAGGTGGATTGAAACTTTTGGAAGAAAAAGGCTTTGAGAGTTACAAAAAAGCTGCTAGAGGTTACTTTAAAATAATTAAAGGAGAATGAATGAAAAGAGACTTAATAGACACAATATTTGAAAGTGAAAGCCCTCTACCAGTTGCGGCTCTAGTAGTTGCAACGGTTTCAATTGCTTGGGCTGGAGTCTGGTTTATATCAATAATAATTAAATAAAAAATAAAATGAAAAGACAATTACTATCATTACCAAGAATTCCAGACGAATTATCAATCAATACAGATAAAGACAAAATAGCAGAATTATTAGGGGTATCTTGGACACAAGAAAGATCACCAGAGCTTTTCTTTTTTCACAAAAATTCTTTGTATAAATTTGAGGCTTCCGATTGGCAAAGTGAAACTAAAAGATATTATATTTGGCATTATGACTTAGCTGATGGTTTTAAAGTAGAAGATGAGAATCAAGAAATCATTGAACTAAAAGCGGCAAATAAAGCTTTAGGAGACACAGTGCAAAGAGTAATGAAAGCGCGAGATCACGCATTTTCACAATTAGAAAATTTACAATCAGATTTACTTGAAAGCGATAAGTCAAAAGTTCACAAAGATTTACTACTTGAGATAGTAGCGGCGGCACATGGTAAGAAACTTAATTAAAAAGGAGATTTATGCACAAAGACAAAATAATCGAGTTCAACACTAAAATCCTTGAACTACTGAAAGACAGCAAGAGATCGAATAAAGAACAGTTAATTGACGATTGCTATTATAGAATTGAGAACGCTAAAAATTTAGGCTTATCAGATCAATTTGATTCTGAGCTTTTATTGGAACAATTAGAAACGGAGGTTAAATAATGCTTAAAAGAATAGCTCAAGCAATCGTAAGAAAGAATAAATTAGATAAATTTGATATTGCCCTTAAATTCACTGATTGCGATGGTGAATTAGTAAACGAAGAAGTGCGAAAGTTTGAACAAGAAAGACCAAAGACAATTTTTGTTGTTAAAGAATGCAAAAAATATTTAAAGAATCAGGAGCGTGAAAATGAAATATAAAATTAAACAGCTATTAAAGCGCATAAGAAGCACAAAATCAGCACTATTTGCTAAACTTAGGGGGATTGTATGTTGCAAGAACTAGATATTGTCGATAGAAATATCATTAAAAGCATTGATCTTGAAATTGGCAAGCTAAAACTAGATCAGAATTTTGACAAAGATAATTGCTTCAAGCAATTTACTAGAATCACTAAAATAAATTATGCAAAGCATGGCAAATATGCGTCATATAGCCCTCATTTTCGACTAACTAAGCTTGGTTTTGTCAGAAAAAACAGAAGTTCGAAAGAATTTAGACAAGGTCAAGTTGAACTAAGTGATTTTAGAGCAAGTTATTTAGATAAATTAAATCGTTTTCTTGGAATTTTAAACGAAGTGTCGGACTACTCAAGTGCTGGATTGCTCGCAACTTGCAAAGAAAGAAATTTGACGATACATAATCATTCAGATTTGACCAGACACATTGGCGACTTGTCGAATCTAGGAGCCGTTAAAATTAATTCTGTTGGTAATTCACCAAGAAAATTGGAGATCCTTAAAAAAAGCTTGTTTAATTAGAGTTAAAGTTTATTATTAAGTCAATCAGACAAGTATTGAGGGTTCTCGGTTCTTGATCTGGGACTAGAGCGGTTGCAAAAGTAATTAAGCGTTGCAACTGTATCTAGTACCTCCGCAAGTTATTCTAGACAATGACTTGCGGGGTTTGTATATTTTCTTTGCTTTTCTATACATATCTAAAAAATGTGTATAGAAAAGCGCAGAAATGCGTTAGCTTTCTGACAAATATTCCCTGCCGCAAGGTGGACAAGTGAAATAACAGTTCAAGCTTCGGACTAAGGGGCTGGCAAGTCTCCTGCCGTGAGGCGAAAGCCAATAAAATCTTGCCAATAGTGCCCCCGAACGAACCCGAAAGGATCGCACCAGCGGGGGACAAGTCGGCACGGCTAAAGATTAGTGCAGAACTTACACAAGCGTAAAACAAAGAAGAAACCTTTATCGTAGCTGCTGTAAGAAGCCTTGGAGGGTAAAGAATATACTTTAATGTAGCTGGCAGCTCGGAAAGACGGCAACCTAGCCTAGGTAGAGATGAAGGCAAGAGTGATTTGCAATCGTAGCAATACGCGATGTCAGCTCGGCAAACTGGTTTATTGCAAGCCAGCAAGATGACTGTCGGAAAATAGCGACAATGCGTTGGTAGTTTATGCTTAAATAATTAATACTATTGCTAGCTATAGCCTAAGAAATTGGAATTAGCCAGTTAGCCTTCTGTAAAAAGGCAAATAAATCTTGATTCTTAGAAATATGAATTAAGAATAAAACAACCAACGCAATCGCTAGCGTTAAGTCGAAAGACAAACCGTGGGAGTAAAGACCAGCCAGTAATGGAAGCTCGGGCTAGGGGCGTTGGTTTTATCTTGATTCTTAGGAATAGGGGTTGAGAATGGATAAAATGCAAGTCTTATCCTTAGAGTTTGTAGCAATCTAATGGATAATAACGGATAAGAAGTAATGGAATAATTTAATGTCAAACATGCAATGAACCAAAATCAGCTAGAAGAATTAATAAATGAAGAGACTAAGCGACTGGTTGGCTATATCATGCCAGTACTTGAATCTATGCAAGCAGATGTTAATCAAAAAACATCGATAAAAAAGATGCTTTATTCTTTCAAGAATAATATCTGTGAAATGTTAATTAATGAAATGTCAAACAATGAAAAATCAAACAATCAATAAAATCAATAGTATATATGCAAGTGCAATGCACTTGCATTGCACTTGCATTAGTTTTGCATATGCTAAACATAGTTTGTTGTTTATAGTTTATAGTTTTATTAGTTTATATATTAACTTTTATTCTATATAAACATGAAAGATAAAATTTATTACTTCCAAGAAAAGTCAAACGATATATTAGACCTTCAAGACGAATTTACTCCAGAAGAGATTGGAATCTATTTTATTCTGAAAGCTGCTTACTTTAAATATTCTGGTGAACTGAAAGAAGATAATTTATGTCAACGCTGCAAATTCTTTGGAGATAAAGATAAACTTGTCGCTGTTTCTAAAAAGATTTTTACAGTAACGGAAGGTTCACTGGTTAATAATTCTTGGCTATCAGAGATTAATAACATAAAAGAAAGATCTAAAAAAAGACAAGATGCAGCAAATGAGAGATGGAATCCAAGCAAACCAGAAGCAAGCGGCAAGCAAACCAGAAGCAAACCAGAAGCAATTGATGATATAAAATCTCAATTTGAAAAAATTTATAAATTATACAATCAGGGTAAAAATATAAAAGTTATTCCCTTTGATAAACTTAAAGCAAAATTTCAGAACTGCTTGAAAGAAATAACTTTTGAAGAACTTGAGCAAAATATCAAAGACTATCTTCAATATTTATCTACTGCCGAATGGAGAAAAAAGAAAGCATTTGAGGCTTGGATTAATTCACCAGAATTTTATGCCAATGATTGGATTAATGAAGGATCTGATGTTAAAACATCTCAAGACCCTATTACAAATAAACTAAATCAAATCGCTGGTGGAAGTTATTTTAAGTCAGTTGTTATTGGAAATGAAGTTATAATCACTTGCAACGATGGAATGAAAACCAAAGCTTATTCTTTGCCAGAAGAGATTAAAAACAAAATTAAAGCTGAATTTAAGCAATCAATTCAAATTAACTAATGCAACTAACAGAATACTCAAATCTAACTGCCGAAGCATCAATTCTAGGATTGATAATAATGAGCAATGAAGCATTGCAAAAGGTAAGTGATATTTTAAAAGTAGAACACTTTGTTTTTGAAAGTAACCAGAAAATCTATGATGAACTTTTAAAGAAGATAAATCAAGAAGGCTTACTTGCCGATCATGTTACGCTTAGACCATTTTTTCAAACCTTACCAGAGGGTTTAGATTATTTATATCAACTGATTAATGTATCCACTTTCTTTCGAACTCGTGATTATGCTTTTCAGCTAATTGAGCTTTATGAAAAAAGGAAATTATTTGCTGGCTTCCATGAAATGATTACTTTGCTTGAAACTCAAAATGCAAGTGATGTTGTATTGAAAGCACAAGATTTAATTGCTTCAATTGATTCAAATTCAACAGAAGTTAAAATTTTTGATGGGGAAGGATTAGAGCAATCTTTGCTTGATTCTTGGAAAGATGGATCTTCAAGCATTATTATACCAAGTGGGATTGAAAAGCTTGATAAAATGTTGAATGGTGGCTTTACGATTGATAAACTTTATACAATTGGGGCGGCTCCTGGTACTGGCAAAACTTCGATGGCACAACAAATCATCATAAACGCTTTGGAAAAGAAATTTGGCGTGTTGTTTATCTCAATGGAAATGGAAAGAAAAAATCTTTTTGTCAGATTCTTGGCAAGTTTCAATTCAATCAATCCGTTTAGAATGTTAATCAATAATATTTTTAAACACGAGACAGATAAATTTGATTTAAGTTTAAAACGCTGGAATAGCCTAAAAGAAAACTATTTTATGACAGAAGGTACCTTGAGCCTTAAAAAGATAGAAAGTACTCTTAAACGCAAGATAAAGACCAATCCTATTAAATTATTAGTGGTTGACTATATCCAAATTATGGAACTTAGAGATTGCAAAAATATTAGTGAAGCTTCTTTGATTAAGGAAAATATCAGAGGATTAAAGGAATTAGCTACTAAATACCATGTTTGCACAATTGCTTTGAGTCAGCTTACAAAAGACATGTTAGGAGGAAAGCCTGGACTAAAAGCTTTAAAAGGAAGCGGGGGGATGGGTGAAGATTCTGATTGTGTGATTAATCTTTGGACTGATTCAGATGATATGGAAGACAGCGCAATTAAACCAGTTAATATTGAAGTGGCTAAAAATCGTAATGGAATGAAAGGAGGCTTAGTTGTCAATTTTGATGGCGAGTTTAACAGATTTACTGAAAAGAAATTTTAAGGATTATATGATAAAAAGAGAATTTTTAGATGGTCGGATTGTTATTTATAACGCTGATTGTGTTAAAGTAATGAGTCAAATAGTGAGGGGGGGGGTTGATCTGGTTCTAACTGATCCTCCTTATGGCATAAATTATGGGGCGCAACTTAAGGGCAAAGGTAACGGAAGCGGTGGAGCAGATAAGCACGGCTGGAAAGATTATGGCTGCCCAGATTGGGATGCAGCCCCTCCTGATTTAAAAATTTTCGATGAATTAAAAAGAATTTCTAAAAATCAAATTATATGGGGCGGGAATTATTTTTCAAATTATTTGTCGCCGAGCCAATGTTGGCTTATCTGGGATAAAGGACAGCGTGACTTTTCTTTAGCAGATGGTGAAATGGCGTGGACAAGCTTCAACAAAGCAATGCGAATTTTTACTTATGCAAGATCAAAAGCTTTGCAGGATGGGAAAATTCACCCGACACAAAAGCCAATAACATTAATGAATTGGTGCTTACTCAATAATTCAAAAGAAGGTGACTTAATTTTTGACGGCTTCTTAGGCTCTGGCACAACTGCTATTTCTTGCATTAGAACAAAGCGGCGTTTAATTGGTTGCGAATTAGACCCAGTTTATTTTGAGAAAATGTGCGAAAGAATAGAGGTTGAATTAAGACAAGGTAATTTATTTTAAATTTATGATACACATTAAAGACATACTAGCAAAAATCACCACAAACGCAAGTAAAGCTAAATTTTACTATCACAACAAGGAGAAATTCTTAAGATACTTCGACAGTTCAGAGCAATATGATGCTTTGATATGGGCGGGGAAGTTTGGGAAGATAGAGGAGATAATCAAGGCTAACACCACTTTTGACTTAAAAACCTTTCTATCGAGCGGATTTTAATTGAGAGAGAGTCGGATATTTTAAAGATTAGCAATAAAAATAAATAATTTTTAATCATGCAAAGTTTTTTTATTACTAAAAAGATAGTTGGTAGAAAGATGCCCCAAATATCTACTGCGTTCAAAACTCAACAAGAGCAAGTAAAAAGTAAGGAGTATTTAAGAGAAAACAGAATTATAAAAGAGGCGGTATATTTTAGATCAAGAACGGCGGCAGAAAGGTTTATTGCCGATGTTAAAGAACCTGACACATGTGGAAAAATCTTTATTGATAAAAGGATTATGAAGTATGCGGTCTATCATTATAGAAAATATTAACAATTAAATTGAGGTAAGAATGAAATACTTAAACTTAAATGTAATAAATGCAATTTTGTCGGTTATGTTATTTTTTGCTATTTTATATCACGATGAAATTATTTTATTTTTTATGAACCAATAAACTAACTATGAGCATATACATCTGCACAATCTGCAATCAACAAAAAGACGGCGATTTTAACTGCGCTGAATTAGACGGTAAGGAATGCTGTGAGGAATGTTTTGACGAGCATGAAAATAATAATAATTAAGGAGTAAATTATGAATAACATAGAGATCAAGAACGCTTTAGAAAATATAAACCATGTTTATTGGAGTTATAAGATTATTCCTGATTTAGATAAGGCGCTGGATAGTTTGAAGAGACTAAACGCCATAACTGTAATTGAAAAGGCGATTAAGATTTTAAAAGAAAAAAGAGTTAGCCTTGATAAGGTTGAGGAGTTACAAAAAAGAATTGAGAATCTTGAAAAATTAAAGGCTTGGATTCTTGAACGCTTTGAAGCTTCAAAGGTAGAGCAAAATATCAATAAATATAAATATGATACAACAAGTGACTGCCTGAAGCTACTAAAAAGCTTTGATATGCAAAGGATAGACCAAAATCATTTCGGCTTGGAACTTTATTATTATGAAGCTGGATGGGAAAGTGAGAGAAATAAAATGATCCAAGATATTCTTGGCTGGGATATAGAAAAAGATAAAAACGATGATGATTTTCTAAATGAGGAGCAAAAATATAAATGGAAGCAAATTGAGAATGATTTGCCTAATGTTTTAAAAAAGATAATTAATAATAATTAAGGAATAAATTATGGCATATTTGAGATTTTCCAATGATTGCGATGTTTATTTATACGCATCCGCACATCATAAAACTAAAAAGGAAGGATTCGCTCTTTATACTTCAATTCAAGCAGGAGATATTAACGAGTGGATTGAGGGCGAAACATTTGGTGAATCAATTAATGCAGTTATTGTTAGGTTGAAAGAGCTGGAAAATAAAGGCGTAAAGTTTGACCTAAATGTTTATCAATTATTAAAGGAGTAAATTATGATTCTTATAATTGAAAATAATTAAACCTTGCGGCTCCTCTCTCCATTAAAGAAAACTCTAACCTGTCCAACAAAAGGGAGCTTCTTTTCCATCATGTGGATTGAAGCTTCCACTCTTTCAGCTTTCTTCATTTTAGCCCAGTCTTCCCTTATCTTTTCTTTTGCCATGCAACAAGGGCAATAGTATTCTCCTTCTATGCTTTCAGGTTTCTTGCAAGATATGCAGATTGCTTTTATTGCATTAAATATTTTTCCCATTTTATGATTGTTTTAATGTAGTAGATGACTTGTCGGGATTTCCGACAAGTCCTTTAAATTAAGATAATTGTTTGACTTTCCATTCTCCCTTAACCAATTCAGCAGTGCCAAAGAAGTTTCTATTCTTTTCGTCATTCAAGTTAAACTGAATATGAACACAGCCTCTTTCGACAAAGCACTTATCAATACTAATCTTACTATCTCTAATCCACTTCACAAGTTGGTCTTGAGTGTAGCCTTTTGCATTAATATCTACTGCCAATCCTTGTTGATGCCAAGACGAAGGAGATCCGCCAACAGCTTTGTTTACTTCTGGGCAGCGATAAGCACTATTGATTGTAATTGGTGCATTAATTTTATCTCTAATCTCTTGCAGCTTATCTGCTACTTTATTCAAGCAAGTCAGAATATTAACATTATCAGTAACATTGTTTATTTTCAATTCTTTTGCTTTGGTTGATACAAAAAAATCATCAGGCGCAAAGTTTTTTCTTCTTAAAGATTCTTTATTCATTTTGATAAAAATAATGGTTGACAAGTATTTTGGCAAGTAAACATAAGGCTTTATAAAATGCAAATATTTTTTAAAATAGTTGTTGCATAATAAGAATTGATCTTTATATTGAGTGTCGTTAATTAACTTTT